CTTTTTCATGTCCTGCAAAATGACCGCGTGACGCAGCCATTTCTATTTGCCATCCGAGTGCTTCGGATTTCGGCGAACCCAATAAAACATTTTGCGCTGGCCCTTTTTGGCCAATCGACCCGTGGTGGTCCCGTTCTCTGTCCTGACTAATTTGGAGCTTTGCCCATGCCTACCGTTACACTGTACGAATCCGCTAAGCTGGCTTTGAATGAACTTGTCAGCGGCATCATCGAGAACATTATCACGGTGAATCGCTTCTATGAGATTCTGCCGTTTGATGGCATCGACGGCAACTCTCTCGCGCTGAACCGTGAAAACGCCTTGGGCGACAGTCAAGCGGCTGCTCCTGGCGATATTATCACCGCCAAGAACCCGGCAACCTTTACCCAAGTCACTTACGCGCTTACCACACTGGTTGGCGATGCTGAAGTCAACGGTTTGATTCAGGCGACTCGATCAGGGGATGGTAACGATCAGACTGCGGTGCAAGTTGGTTCCAAGGCCAAGGCCATCGGCCGACAGTACCAGAACTATTTGATTAACGGCGATGCAAGCATCGTCGATCAATTCTCTGGTCTGAACACGCTTGTTGCGGCGTCCCAAACGGCGACCAACGTTTCCACGTCTGCTGGTGATGCTTTGTCGTTTGCTCAGCTTGATGGCCTTATCTCGTCGGTCAAGGACAAGGACGGCACGGTTGACTACATCACTCTGAACATTCGCACCATCAACAGCTATTATGCGTTGCTCCGTAACTTGGGCGGCGCTCGTATTGATGAAACTGTCCAGTTGCCTTCGGGCGCTATGGTTCCCAGCTATCGAGGCATTCCTCTGTTCCAGAATGATTGGGTTCCGATTACTCAAGCGTCCCCAGACGGAACGACCAACACGACCAACACGACCATCTTTGCAGGCACGATTGACGATGGTTCGCGGTCGTACGGTATCGCGGGTCTGACCGCTTCTAAAGCGGCTGGAATCAGCGTCGTCGATGTCGGTGAGAAGGAAAAGACCGACGACCATATTTGGCGTGTGAAGTGGTATTGTGGACTGGCTAACTTTTCCCAGCTTGGACTGGCGTGCCAACCGCATATTACGAACTAATAAACCCAAAATAGTCTACTATACTCAGAACACTGGGTTAGCGGACCTAAGAAGGTTTATTAGACATAGATGATTTTTCGGGTGTTTTGCCCGGCGGCTCGTTTGCTTAGTGGTTCTGTTTCTTTGGAGATTCGTCCATGGCTTATCCTATCTATCTTGTCAAGACTCAGTACCCTTCGATTGGGCCGTTGTTCCCTCACGCTTCCGCTATTGTCGTGGCTAAGAGCCTGACCCAAGCGAAGATGCTTATCAGCGCGTGGGTTCCCAACGGTTCGTCCAATCTTTGGCAGAACGCGACATACAATGATCTGACGACCATTACTACGGCATCCCAGATTCCGAATTTGGTCGGATGGACGTTCACCGTTGGTCTGAACACGGCGTCGAACAGTACTGTCACTTATGTCGGCGCTAACCAAGATACTGTGGCGTCGGTTGGCGCGGCTTTGGCTGCGTTGCTGGTCGCTTCGTCTGCGGCTTTGACGGCTTCATTCGCTTCAAACGTTCTGACGGTTGCCACGGTTGGTAACGGCGTTGGTACGGACACTTTGTCGTACACCATTACGCCGCCTTCGACTTTGTTCCCATCCTCGTATACTTGGGTGTACTCGGACATCGTTGCGGCTACGGTGGATCGTGGTTCGGCGGCAAGTGCTGTGTACATAACGTTCGCTTCGACCTTTGTGCCTCCGCAGGTGTTCCAAGGCGCTGCCATCAGTGGGCCGTTTGCTCCGTTACCGTATACCTAAATCGTGGCGGCGGAAGGATCAGGTGCCTTATGGCTTCCATGACTTTTACGCCTGTCCACAGCGATACCAACAACATGAGGTTCTCTGCACGGTTGGATCGTATGGGACACGGACTTCTTCGGCGACGGATGGCTACGACTTCGGAGATGGGCGAGCTTCGGCCGCTTGCGCCTCGCGTGTGGCCAGATGCTAACGCTGATATCCGAACCCCGTTTCTGAAGGGCGACGGGCCAGGGCCGTTTGCTA